CTCTGGTTCGCCTTCTCCATTTCCTCCGGAGTGGCCTTATCCTTTTTCTGCCTCTTCTGCCCCGGAGCTCCATACCTTGCTGTGTGGTACTCACTTACATCTATTACATTCCCTATCCGATATAGCTTTTTACAGTAACTCATACGTGGAACCGGTCCTAACTTTAATCGTATAATCGAGTCATTACGGAGGCTGTGCCTCCCGACTTATTAACTTTTCCGGCGCGTCGAGTTACTATATTAATGAAGTGAATAAGTAACCGTTGAAACATCCGGCCTTCCTATACAGCCGGATGTTTCTCTGCGCTCTGGCCTATTCTTTCTCTGCTTATCCATCGCTATTCATGACCAAGCTTCTCGCTGCATTCCATGTCTCTGCCCATCCGTATCCATTCTGTGCTATTCTGTTCCCAGCTATTCCACCGCACCGCTGTTCAATCGCTGCTATTCCATCGCCCAGAAGATCGTTTCTGTTCCTAGCTATTTCCCCTCGGGGCTATGCTTTGCCGCTCCGTTTCTGTGAATTGTCTCTCCATTCCACAGCGTCTCAATGTTATGCCTTTCCTTTGCCCTGTTTTGCCTTTCCATTCTTATGCAGTTCCGTCCAGATCGATTCCGCTGCTTTTCTATTCATTGCTGAGCCTTCTCTTAACGATGCCGTCCTTTGCCGTCCTATGCTATTCCGTTGCTTGTCATTTCACAGCTACGCCATCTCCCAGCATTTCCGCTCTATGCCATCGCTGTGCATGCTCTGCTATTCCCTATCTCAGCCTGACCATGCTTCACTTTGCCGTTTCATATCAATGCCATTCCTTGCCATGCCTTTTCGATGCGATGCCGTTCACCGCCTTCTCAGTTCTACACAGAGCAATTCCTTCTCAATGTATTGCTTTTCCATCTCAATGCTGATCACGGCTATGCCTTCTCTGATCTAAGCTGCGCCATCTCTTTTCCCATCTCTGCTTTTCCGTGGCTGTACAATTCTTGGCAGTTCACTTCAATGCCTTCTCATATCGCGGCTATGCTGTCCATCTCCTTCACACCTCATTGTTGTGCAATTCCATTGCCTCACCTTTCACTGCTTTGCCTTTTCGTTGCTATCCCCTTCCTTGCCGTTTCTTTGCTATGCTGTGCTTATCAACGCCTTAGCCAACCTATGATCCTCTTGGCTATTCCCTTGCCTTTTAACCTTTTACTGTCTCTTCCGACAGCTTCTCCCAGGTGAATTTCCCTTTCCCTGAGTTTCTCCACTGTCCAAGGCCGCGCCATACGCCATAGTCAAGCCATTCGCAGACAAGCTTCATATCCTTGTCATCGAAGCAGACTACCGTGAATTCCAGTATGGATCCTTCCGGGATCGTCTCCGAATTCGCCAGGGTTACGCGCTCGCCCTGCATCGTCTGTGCCCGGAGCGGACGCTGGCAGTCGCCGATATCGCCTGCGAGTACGATCGGGATCTGTCTCTCCTCTATGAAGATCAGCCCGTCTATCTCCTTCTTATATGCTTTCAGCTTAGAGGACTCTTTGTCCTTGATCTTTCTCAGCATCCCGCAGGCGTCCTTCATGAACCCCTTCAGCTGATAGTCCCACACAATCGGCTCTCCCTTTTCGTTCCTGGGGAATACCGTCATCGCTTTCTCCATCTCAGCCTCAGCTCCGATCGACGCGATCTCTTCAGCCCTGCTCTGTGCATCCGGAGCCTTGGATGCTATGAACTCCGAGTGAATGTTCGGATTGTTTGAAGCTGTTCCCAGCATTTCTTCCGTCAGAGTTACTCTTACTCTCATCTTCTTCATCTGCTTGCCTTCCTTTCTTAATCGCTTCTCTTAAGCGATCTCCTCGTCTCCTGCCCACTCGTTGATCGTCAGCTGCTGGTCTGCGTTTCCTTTCCTGATTATTGCTGGCAGACGCAGCTGCAACGGGATCCGGTCCATACATCCCATGCAGATTGCTTCGGATGTATCCTGATCATGTGATATGGATCCCGAATTCCGGCATACGTATACCAGATTGCCTCCGCTCCATGCTTTGAACTTCGCGAAGGTACAGTTAATTTTTGTCATTCGTCTCCTTTCCTTATTAATCGGATCACCCCAGCCGTGGATATCGGGATCCTCAAGGCACCTCGCGCTGTGCCGCCACGACCAGGGTGTCCATGCTTTATACACCCGATGCTTAATTATTCCGGCGCGTCGGTCCGACCGGCGATCAGGCATATATCGTTTCATCCTGATCTGCGCTATGATGCGACCGCTGTCGGTCTGGAATCGAGACGGAAGGGTTCGAACCTTCATCTGCTGGCCAGGAGGGAGAATTATATGGGTTATATGGGGTTCCAAATAATGCAGATCTTCCAAAGCGTCTCGGTGAGTGTGCGCGGATGCCGCCCCACGCACACTGCTGCAGTTCTTATATGAGCTCCAGCTGCAGCAAAGCTCCGCTCTAACCTTCTGGTGACCATTTGCCCGGAGTCACCAGAGGTGATGAGTTCATTTCTTATTCCTGGCTTCTTTCCGCTTCTTTTTCGCCTGGATCTGCAGCCGTACCATGTTGAACGCTGCTTCCGTCAGCTCCGGATCTTCAAATCTGAGGTATCCTTTATTGATCATCACTTGTATCTCGCCCCTGGTAACCAGCATCAGGTTGTCTATCGAGCAGTTCAGCTTGTTTCCGTCCTTGAATGTGACAACCTTCCCCTCTGGGATCGGCCCGTGATGCTCCTCCCATACAGCTCTGTGTAGTGCTTCCCAGCGGTCCCACTGTCCTCCGGTCATTGATTTCTTCCGGAGCTTGTATCCGTCTGAATTGACGACTATGCTTCCAACCGGAAGCTCATTGGACGGGCGATCACCTTTTTTGAACTGTGTCTGGGCCATGCGCGCCCTGATCTCCTCCAATCGGGTTGGATCCTTTACATATTCCTCCAGCTTCTTTCCTTTATTGCCCGGAGAATTTCCTTTCCGGTACCAACCGGTCACTCCTGACTTGATCCCATGGCGCTGGCGGAACTGCTTCATCGTGGATGTTGAGAACTTTGTCCCAAACTTTTCGTTTACCCTTTCTGCCATCTCTTTGGAGCTGACGCCCCAGGAGTTATCCCGGATGTATTCGTACATACCCTGCGGATATCTGGTGGTCCTTCTGAAGTATTCTTCCTTGCTCCATTTTTTCTTGCAGCCCAATATCCCATGGTTATTTCTGAAGCATTTCATGCGTGAGGCGTTGAAATTGGTCCCGAGTGCCTTGTTGCACTCTTCCGCGAGCTCCTGATCCCACATCTCTGGAGCGTTTTCCCGAACGAACTCATACACCTCCTGCGGGTATTTCCAGATCATTCCCAGTCACCTTCCAACATCGGCGGCAGGCTCTTTTCCCCTTTGCCGTAGTATTTGTCCCTGTGCTGGATCGCACGGAACGCGAGTTCTCCGTTCGAGATGATCATTTCAGAAACCTTAACGATCTGATCCGTTTTCTGCAGCTGTACCTTCAGCTGCTCGTCTGTCATGTCATCATCATTCAGGCGTTCCAGCTGTTCGAACAGGACATTATTCAGATCTGCCAATGTGTTCTTCATCTTCCATACCCTCCTTAATAGCAGAAGTACATTCTGGATCCGATTCCAGGCGGAGGATCAAGTTCTTTGTAGACCTTTCCCAGCCTTTCATTGCTCTGGTAGATCACCCACGCTGGGTATTGACTACCCTCCTCCAAGAGCATTTCCGCCACCTCTACAGCTTTCGGCGTCGGTTCGTCGTAATAGCTGCCATCTTCAATCGGTCCGTACTGCAATGAAGGGTCTGTCTGGAAAACCACCTCATAGATCGTGTCAGGGAACTCGTCGCTCTCTACGCGATTCAATACTACGGAACCGACTCCGATCATCATCTCTTCCTGACAGTTGCCCGCCTCCGCACTTATGATGTGCGAGAGCACGTACAGGTCCTCGTCGGTGTATGGCTTCTCTGCCTCCGTCTCGATCGTGCCAGCTCCGGCCAGTGTGACCGCCATCAGGATCAGTGCTGCCTTCATGTCTCCTCCTTCTTTCCCGGCCTACGGCTTCGCCCTTCAGGCTCCTCTCTTCAGCCAGTAGATCCTCTCGTTTTCAACTCTCCGCATGTCTTCCACGCCTGCTGCAACATTGTGGCGTCTTTTCTTTCTCCCGGTCTCCCGGCGCCATGTCTCCAGCCCCTGGAAGACTATCTCATAGAACATGATCCCGATCATGGCCACCTGCCACAGCTGTGGCTGTGCGTTTGTCTGGATCAGTGATATGAACCAGATCGTGAATATTGCTGCTTTCCCCTTATTCATTATTCTTGCCATTGTTATCTCCTCCCCTTAGGTTCCCCTCTATAACGCTCTTTCCCTTTTCCCAGCAGATCTTCCAGCTTCTCGAGGTCCAGCGCCTTGATCCGGAGCGGCTCCTTCTGCCAGTTCCGGAGCGTCGTCCTCGGTATGCCTGTCCGCCTGCTGACTTCCATCAGGTTGGCACAGTCGAGCAAAATGCCAACCCTTCTCTTAATTCTTTCTTCCGGCTTTATCGTGTTCATGTCTGCCGTTCCTTCCTGTATGTCGTTACCATGATCATCATTCCTGTGATTATCGGCGTAGCTTCGGCGGTTATTACAAACCTAATAATGTCCTTGCTATGACTGTCCCTATTACTCCACCTGCTATCCCGCTGATGACCGGGACGGACCATTCTTTTATGTAAAAGATGATCTTTCTTATCACGGTGCCTGCTGCCTCCCTTCACTGCTTGGCTCTTCGTTGATCTGTCCTTTATCGCTCGATAAATCCAGTATCGGTTGCGCTGTTCCCTGGAGCATTGGAAGCTCGCCATTCCATTTCTTGACCTTTTCGAGTTCGATAAGATCTGGCGTCAACGACTTAGCGATCTGCTCATTCGCTTCAGCTTCCGCTACCGCCCTGATTCTTGTCGCTTCAGCATCTCCTTCTGCCTGGATCTTCTTTGCGTCGGCCTCGGCCTGTGCCTGGATCTTCTTCTGTTCTGCCTCTGCTTTAACCTGCTGCGTTACCTGCTTATTCTGGTATTCTGCCGTTTCGGCTGCCAGTTTGGCCTGAGCCTTCTTCTCGATCGCTTCGTTATATGCATCGGAAAAATTAATGTTCCCGATTGTAACTGAAACAATATTCACTATCTGGTTCTTGTATTTTTCATTCAGGGATTTTTGGATACATTCCTTTGCGGATCCTTCTATCTTTGTTCGATCCGTTACCTCTGTATCGCTATAGAGCTTTGTCGCAGCTTTTATGCCCGACTCGACAGACGTCTGTTTGACAAGATACTTATCCCACTCCTCTACATTCGACCAAATCCAGGCGGCATATTCCGCATTGATCTGGTAATCGACTACCACATTCTGGCAGTAGAGTTCTGTTCGTTCAGATGTTTCTGACCAAATCTTAAGATCTTTGAAATCGATCTCCTGCTGCTTACAATTCACTGCATGAACCTGCTCGACGAACGGAACGTGCCAGCTAATTCCGCTCTTTGCCGGTTTTTCTGATATCTGACCAAATTTCGTTCTGATGCCTACATATCCTGTCGGAACGAACGATATGGCCCCTGCTGTTATTGCCACTGCTATGCCTGCTGCTATTCCGGGAATCGCTTTCTTTCCTTCATCATTCAAAAAGATGCTCAGCAAACATATTCCAATTCCGATTACGAGCAAAACAATACTTAACATTTTCTCTCCTTCTTATTCTTTTTACGGATTCTTGTTTACTCTTCTTTTGTCCACTCATCGAACGGGATGCCCGTGGCGTTAACAATCTTCCTGATGGATTCATAGGAAGGGTTCAGCTTTTCGTCTTTCCACTTTCCGACAGTTCCGTTGCTGAGATCACACATTTTCTCGAAAGCCATGATGCTCATAGCCTTGTCGGCACAATACTTTACGATCTTTGCGTAGATCATTTATGTCCCCCTTTCTTTTTTTAATTCTTATGTAGGAAATATCCTGATATAATTGACACGGTATAGAAATTGTTCTAATATAGAAATTACCCCCATAACTTGCATATTAGAAGTCCGCCTATATCGTGGCTTTTATTAGGATATTTCCTAAGACACGGTCATTATATAGGATTATTTCTAGTGTGTCAACAACAAAATAGAATATTTCCTAAGAGGTGGCCAGAATGATTACAGGTGTGGATTATGTAAGAGAGGAATGCAAGAAACGTGCTATCAGTGTTGCACAACTCGAGAAGTCCCTTGGTTTTTCCAACGGATACCTGAATCCGAAGAAGCTACGCAAAATTCCCTACGATAGAGCTAAGGCGATTGCCAACTATCTTGGAATTGATTTGACCAGGGTTCTTGGGGATGAAACTGTTGATGATCATCAACACCCTGGTTATTACACAGACGAAGCGACAGCTCATATAGCTGAAGACATGGCAACGAATCCTAATCTCCGTGCGCTGTTTGACATCCAGCGCAATATGGATCCGGAGGACCTACAGGCGATGTATAGCATGGCCCTCGCGCTTAAACGAAAGTCGGAAAGGTTAGACTCTGATGATCCTGCTTGATGATATTTTTGTGTACCTTAATGACGATATGCCGGACGGGGCAAGAGAGATGGTCTGTCCGAATCCTGACGGGACCTACACCGTCCTGATCAACGGTAGCCTGGATGACGGCAGTCAGACGGATGCCTTCTGGCATGCTATCCGACATATCCGTAACAATGATTTTGAAAGAGTTGAAAAATATGGAGTACAGGCCATTGAGGCCGAAGCACACAGGAAGGGAGGAAAAGTATCATGAAATACAGATATCTTGTCACTACAGCATTGTTAACCTTTTCACTGGCCATTCCGACTATGGGTGACTTCATTACAGACACATACAAGTTCCGTGGCCTTGACTGGGGATGCGGCATGACCGACATCATTGCGTCAGAAACAAACGCTGACATGTCAGAGGATGACTACGAGGTTGGCGCGACCTATTACGCCTTAAAAAATGTCCAGGTCGCCGGTCTTAGTGCCGTTGCCGTTTTCTACCTTGACAGTAACACCCTTGAGCTGGAGCGTGGCGCTTACGCGTTGGCAGAGCCTCATGTCGATGTGGATCAGTATATCAGCGACTATAACAAGCTTTTGGACACATACAAAAAGAAGTACGGGAAGCCCCTCTCCTCCGGTAGCTCCTGGAAAAAGGGCAGCACGTTCCAGGATACTCCGGGTTTGGAAGGTGTTGCCCTTGCATCTGGTGAACTGTCCTACTTTGCCGACTGGAAAGCGGAAGACGGTTCCAGAATTGAGATCGATATGTCTGGAGAGGATTATCAGGTGTCTACGACCATCTTCTATTATTCTCCGGATTACACAGAGCAGACAGACGACTATGACGTCTTCTCAGATGACTCCATCTAAGGAGGACCCTGCTTATGCCTAAAGCAAAAAAGACAGCGTCCGGGAAATGGCGCTGCACGATCTATGATTACAAGGATAGTACCGGTAGGATCCACCAGAAGACCTTCACAGCTGATACGAAGCGTGAGGCCGAGCGGATGGCTGTCGAATATAAAGAGGGTCCGCAGCTCTCTGATCTGACTGTCGGTGAAGCTGTGCTTAAATATGTCGACTCCAAAGAGCCGGTAATCTCTCCATCTACGCATCGGTCATACATGAGCATATACCGCACACATTATGCGGAGACGCGGTTCGGAGCGATCCGGCTGGTCGATCTGGACAGCATCTCCATCCAGCGCTTCATATCTGATCTTGACGTAAAGGCAAAGACTGTCGGGAATATCTACGGTCTCCTGTCAGCTACGCTGCAGATGTTCCTCCCTGAGCGGAAGTTTGCTGTCACCCTTCCCGCCCGTACCCGGCCGGAGCTGTACACACCTATCACAGCAGAAGTCGAGGAACTCATGGATACGATTAAAAAGGACCGGAAGCTGTATATCATGGTCCTGCTGTGCGTGTTCGGGCCTGTCCGAAGATCTGAGGCGTGTTCTGTTAAATATGAGGACATTAACCAGAATGAAAACGCGATCACGATCAGACGTTCCTGTATCCGGAACGATAATAAGAAGTGGGTGTATAAAGAGATGCCCAAGACGGACGCCTCGTACAGGACGATCATCTATCCGCCTGAGGTCGTCAAGGCCATCGGCCATGGCTTTGGATTCGTTATCGATGGTGTGACGCCTGCTGCCCTCTCCGATCGTTTCACGAGAGCCAGGAACAAAGCAGGGCTGCCTCACTTCCGGTTGCACGATCTCCGGCACTACTCTGCCTCGATTCTTCATGCGATCGGGATCCCGGATCAGTACATAATGCATCGAGGCGGTTGGAAGACAGACCATGTCATGAAGCGCGTATACAGAGATACGCTGTCCGATGTCGAGATTGCTATGAATGAGAAGATAAACAGCCACTTCTCTCAGTCCCTCGCAAAATAGTGACTAAAATAGTGACCTGAACTTTTTAAGAATCCAGTATTTATGCGGGTTCCCGCGCTGTATCGTGTGGGTTCGAGTCCCACCACCGGCAGAAATTGCAGAAACCGCATGGTTGACACAAAATCCCGAGAAACGTGTCAACCGTGCGGTTTTTCGTTTGTCCTGCGCCTGCGTTAATTTTGCCTCTTTAGGTGCATTTTTGCCTATTTTGGTTTTAAATAGTGACTAAAATAGTGACTAAAAAAAGTGCGGAGGATCGCTCCCCCGCCCTTCTTATCACATCGTATATTCTTTAATAATCGCATCGAAGCCCATGCTGTGGAGCTCTGCCACTTTCTGCTCTGCGTTGCCCCGGATCGAGTATGCCCCGCACTGGACTCTGTAGTATCCTTCCTGCATGTCCGTGATGAAGCAATCCGTCCCTGTCGCGCTGATCTGCCGCAGCTTCTTCTCGGCGTTCTTCTTATTAGAATAGGCACCGACCTGCACCCTGTAGATCTTCCGCACTCCAGCGGTCTCATCCGTCCCGGACGGCTCCTGGGCACCGCCCAGCGCCTGCGTCACCTTCAAGGCGAGGTTTTCCATCCTTGCCATGAGCCAGTCGCCCGGGCACGCCTTGTTAGCGAACCACCGATGTACCGTCAGGATCATCTCGTCCTTCGCCGGCCTGTAGTTCAGCGTCTTTTCCTTATTGCCGAACCAGATCAGCCTGGTCTTGCCGTTCCTGCGGCAGATGTCCACGCACAGGTCGATCAGCCGGGCGTACACCGTATCGTTGAACGCATACGGATGGAACTTATTGCTGGCGCACTCGATCGTGACGGCCCGCTGGTCGTTCGCGGAGGAGCTGGAGCACCAGCTGCGGCAGTCTTCCGGGACGCACAGCATCACGCGCCCGTCTCTGCCGATGCCGTAGTTGCAGGAAGCCTGTGCTGAGGCATGATCAAAGCAGGCCCCGATCGTTTCTACAGACAGCTGCCCCACAACGCAGTGCGGCGTGATCCTGTCGATCGGCATTGTCCGCTTCCCGGAATTGCACGGTGATAATTTGGTATATGAAACAAGTGAGCTGTTCACTCCGTCTCCTTTCTGCAGTGCTGGCGGGATCTGGTCTGTCGGATCCACGTGTGTCAGGTCGTCGTACTGCGTTAAGTTATGTTCCCGCACGATCCGCATGACGGATGCCGGGTAGGTCTGCCCTGTGGCGTATCCGCGGGCACCAACAGCCCGGATCAGCGTCGCAGGATCCTTCAGCGCCAGGACTTCGCCGCCGTACTTCGGAGCTCCCCCGGGGCCGTGGTTGGATCCGTAAGTCAGGAAGAGCAGGAAGTCAGCCAAGGACTGTTCGATCGAGTCAAACACGCGGAACTGGTCGTCGATCCGCACGATCCGGTTTCCGTACTGCTCCGGCGTATTCTTCGTGATGCTCCTGCCTGGCCAGACGGACAGCCCTATGTCCGTCCAGCTCTTGTTCAGCAGCTCGCTCTTCTGCCCGACCATGTTGTTGACCGCGATCAGGCTGTAGCAGTCTTTGGCCATGCCGTATCCGTTCTCCAGGCACGCCTGGGCAATAAGAACGCTCGGCAGATATCCGTATCTCTTACAGACTCGCCGAGCGGGTTCTATCACCTGGTCAAGGTATTCCTGTTTAGTTTTGCAAGGATTCATTGTCAGATCTCCTTTATGATTGCCGAGTATCCCTTAGATCGGATCCGATTCATCAGCGCCCTGGCGTTTGCCTCGGACTCAAAAAGCCCGGCCTGCAGTTTAACCAACCCATCTTCCTGAATACGCACAGTCTTGAACCCTGACCGGTTCAGTGACTGCTCGATGTTCTGCAGCACTCCCATGTTAGTGAATGCCCCGCACTGGACGCGGTACTGTGTCCGGTCCTTCAAGCGCAGGATGTATGATACCTTCATGCTGCCATATCGTAGCGATCCGATTACCTTCCGGATCTTTGCTCCTTCTCCAGATCCAGAAGCAAAAGCATGACCGGAGTCAAAGGACTTACCGTTGCCGTAGTAGCAGTTCGTGTGACTCATCGACATATAGCCGATGATGTCTCCCGGCAGCAATGTCCCTTCAGCCTTCAGCTGCTTCACTGTTCTATTTCCGACACGGATGATCCGGAAATACTTTTTCGCGTTTGCCTTCGCGTCAGCTCCGCACCAGACTATCTTTCCATTCTGGCAGTACCAGGCCAGCGCCGATGACGGTACACCGGCGATCTTAGCAGCCCACTGTACACCATCCACGCAGTTGATGAGGTATTTTCCCAGGCTACGAGCTCCTGGGAAGGTTCTGGCCTTCTTGCTTGTCACATTGCAATAGCGCCACTGATGACCGGCAGCATTGTCGGCCTTGATCGTGGTGTTCATATACTTAAGGGCATAGAGGTATCTATCATTCGTATGATCCATTATCTCTCCTCAGTGGTATCGTCCTCATCGTCATCCCAGTACTTCGCGTCCGGATCTTCCTCATCATCACCGCTGGACAGATCGTGGGCGACCTTTTTCAGCTTGCGAGTAATCCACACCGGCATAGGGATGCCCGCCTGATCCAGGTTTTCGCACACGGAAATCACTTCCATGATGCAGATATACACAGCGATCCATGCAGGGATGTCGACCGGGAGTGCGATCGCAACGGATATAACGTATGCGATCACGATGACCATCATCTCTCCCGATTTTCTGAACAGGCCCGTCCTCATTTTGGTTGAGTCCCATGTGTTATTAATTGTCGCCTGGATCCAGCCGGTCACAATGTCGGCTGTCATGAGGATCAGAGGCAAGAGCAGAATCCAATACCGATGCGTAAACTGAATCTCCTGAGTGATGTTTTCCATGGCAAGTACCTCGCTTTCATTAAAAAAGGCACCTCGCTGTGAGGTGCCTACTCAATACTACTTATTGCTACTTAATACTACTTATGCTGTGAACTTCTGATATGACGCCTTGACCCTTGAGTCATCTGTCCGGACATATACCATCGTGGTGTTTATGTTCGTATGCCCGAGGAGCTGCTGGATCTCCTGTATCTCCATTCCGCGCCTTGCCAGATTCGTAGCAAAGGTCCTGCGGAACCTGTGCGGATGTACGTTGGTAACTCCGGCCCGCTTCGCGATCGTGTTAAGGATGTGTCTGATCCCGTCCGATCCGAGCGGTTTGTGGTTCTTATTATAGAAAAGCGCCGGTCCATCTTCTTTCCGCTGCTTAAGATATGAGATCAGGTGCTTCGCTGCCACGGCTGTCGTATAGGTGATCCGCTCTTTCGAGCCTTTTCCATGTACCACATGGACTGCCAGCGTGTCCAGGTCCACATCCTTCACTTCCATCGTTGCCAGCTCCGAGACTCTAATGCCGGTTGATACCAGCATCTCGACCAGCGCCCTCTCCTTGATCGTCCGGCAGGAGCCGCGGAGTGCATCCAGTTCCACATCGCTGAATGCTTCTTTCACTTCCTTCGGGCACTTGATCGGTTTGATCTTGGAGACCGGATTCTTCGGGATCACCTCGTCATCTGTCAGCCACTGGAAGAACGCAGATAGGTTTGCCCGAGTGTTCTCCAGGGAACTGTTCGACAGTCCGCGCTCCTTCTCGATCGCCAGGAAGAAGCGGACGTCATATGCCCCCATCTCCGGGAACGGCTTCCGGATCAGATCGGACAGCTTCCTGGCCGTCCGGGTGTACTGGTATGCTGTTTTCTTACTCTTGCCATCTACCAGCAGGCAGGCCTGGTACCTGCGTATCAGCTTCTCGTTGATATCATCCTGTGGCACCAGATCAGTGCAGCGTTCCGTGATCTCATACTCTGACAGAGCCTTGATCACGATGTTGGAGATCAGTGCGATCTCTTCCGGATCGTATCTGCTGGTAAGTGCTTCTTCGACTCCCTGGATAAAGCTCATGCGGTAATCTTTGGACATAAAAAAACCTCCTTTGACATCTCAAAGCAGGCATGGTACGATGACCTTGCCTACGGGCCGGAGTCGCGCGTCTTTGATTGGAGTCAGGAGCGCGGCTCCTTTTATTTAGTTTCTTATGTCCAAATCTTAGCGAATGAACCGCAGCAAGTCAACTCAGCTTCTCATTAAAATTGCTCTTTAACACAGAATCATTCATATGTGCAAATTTGCACAACGCCATCTTTATGAATCGTGCTTTCCCTATGGTTGATCGCAATTATCTGGTTTCCACAAAGCAAAGAATCAACAACGATTACCTCTGCTTCGTCTGGCATTTCAGCCAACTTTTCTTTGAGTTCTTTTACAGTCATACATGCCACCACTCCTTTTAATTTTAATCACCGTACATGATTTACCTCCGCTTTCGTTGGAATTACTCAACCACAGGCTCTTCCGTCACAGGCTGTGGTTCATGATGGATATACTCCTTGTATCCGTCCACTGCGTCAAGCTGTTCATCCGCAAGCATCACGTAAGCGGTGATGACATCGGGCGCACTCCAGAGAGTCTGGCATACACCATGAAACTGTGTTTTAGCAGATGCTAAATCGGTGATTCCCTCTGCATGAATCTTGTAGTTGCCGTTGATGACAGTGATAATTGAATATTTCATAGTTTTATACCTCCGTATTATGAAAGTGCGTTAAGTGCTTCCGAAAGTGACAGTTTTGTTGCATTTGTGCCGACCGTAATCGTTGCTCCTGAAGCGATAGCGGTTGTTGCACGGTAAAGGGTGTTCCCGACCATGAAAAAGCTGTTTGCCGATATTGCATGGTCGGCAATCATATCATCCTCTGTTGGTGCGGTCAGTTTCTCGATATACAGCTTTGTGTCCGCTCTGTATTCAACCTCAACATCGCCTGCATCCGACCAGATGTTATTCTGACCTTTTATAGTTGTTATGTTAGTTTCCGTTAAACTACCATTTAGGTCGATGGTGACGGTCTGACCCTGATAGGGTTCGTAGTCTGTTGCGGTTGTGCCGAGTTCGATTTGCAAGTCATCCAAAGCCTCAGTTTTGTTATCCCAATACGCCCACACGACCACATACTTAGCATCGCTCCCAGTGGTGACGCTTAATGACATGGGATTTCCAATAGTCTGAGCATTTGGAGCTTGAGTTACATTTTTAACAGCAACGCCGACTGCGGGGAGTTCGGCTGTGTATCCCATTGCAAAGCGTTCTCCTGTTAAAACTGCCTTACGTGATGCCGTGTATGTTTTGTTAGGTTTGCAAGGGATAAACACGACGCATCTCTGTGACCCATCATCTATCTTAGCACCAGATATATATGCGTTGTTCAATATATTTGCTGTATTGCTCTTATCAAACAGATTCTTCCCCGTCCTCGTCACCACAGCCTGTGTGTGTCCAGATTCAGCATCAACGGTCAGGCTCTTGACAGGTACGTTGTCCGCTCCGTCTGGGAATGAGGCGATAGAGCCGCTTGCCGTGTCGGTTACGTATACGCTGTTGAGGATGTCGGAATAATCTTCCTTTAACTGAGTTACATCTTCGGACATCTGGGAGTAGTCTGACGGAATGCTGTCCGCTACATTCTGTGCGGTCTGTGCTGCTGCCGTGGCGGTCGCCGCAGCTGCTCTGGCCTCGGTCAGGATCCTGGTTGCCGGGTTATCTGGATCTTCGTCGACATAGTCGTCAGGCATCGCCCTGTGGACTACATGGATCTTTCCTTCATATGTTGTGATGGACGCCTCCGCATCGTTAACTACGATATACACGCGAAGATCTCCGTCCGTCTCAAAGAACTTGTTCGGGATGTTCCCGAGGACCGTGCAGCTTCCGTCATCGTTGGCAGTGATGCTGGACGGCGTATATGCTTCAGCCTCTTCCATGCCGCGTGTCCAGTAGTGCAGTTCTACCGACGTCACGGTCTCCGGAAGGACAGCTTCGATCAGGTGTCCTTCGTCGTACTGGTACGCATTTGCGGGATCGCTTTCCCGCCTCTCTCCGCGCTGATAGTGGTGGAGAAAGTCGAATGTTAAATTCGCCATGGCTTTTCTCTCCTTATGTTGTTCTTTCCCAGATGAATACATTCTTGAACGGTGGCAGGTTATTGTGTGCCTGTCCTCCGCCTGTATATCCCACTGTGGCTTGTCCGACGCCCCACAGCATCACCGATCCGGTGCTTGGTCCGGTTCCGTAATTTGCATAGGCTGCGTCGCTTGTATGAGTGTGGCTCGGCAGCTCATCCGCGGTGAGCGTATGAGCAGCTTCGCCTCCGTCTGCTGCAGCGCTATCGGGTGTTACTCCCGATGAAACCCCTCGAAGGAAGTAACCCTCATGCCGGATCCACGAGGATCCTCCGTATCTTGCGATCACCTGGTCTTCCGTCTCCAACGTCGTGGAATGAATGATCATCCCTACGTATGACGCCAGCTTCGCATGGCTTATCTTCTCCTCAAGCAGCTTCAACTTCTTGTCGAGGTCTGTGCCGGTCTGTACTACCTTTTTGATCTGCTCTTCGTGGTTTCCGGGCGGCGCTGTGTCATTTCCGGTAATCTGTCCTCTCCCGTTAGAGATCCGGACTCTGACCTTGTCCCCCGGCTTCGCTGCGATCGACATGTCGACCGGTGTATCGTTGATCTCCGAACCGGTCAGCTGCACATATGCCGTGCTTCCGCTGACCCTTGTGACCGTCGCCACGTAGTCGCTCCCCGCACTGCGGTCTTTCTTCAGGAGTCCGGCGAGATCGTCAATAGCGCTCATATGTCACCTCCTCCTGTGTCTTCGCTCCGTACTCCAGGGCGATCGTCTGTCTTGAGATCCGGAAGATTCCGTCAACCTGCTGTGCAGGGTAATGCAGCCCTATGAGGTCTCCGATCGTCACTTCCGGGAAGAATCTCCGTGTATATGACAGCGTCCTTGCTGGTGCCTGCAGCTCCTTCAGTCTGCGCAGAGCGTACGCTGAAAGACTCTCCATACTGCCGAGCGTGACGCCTGCCTCGCTGGCCCACACTTCTCCGCTCCCGCCTCTTGCCTTCCTGCGGTTAACCGTGGACAGAGGGCTGTCTGGATCATCGTCGCGGGCGACTGCATACAGGCTGCCTGTGGCCGCCCGGAAGCAATTTGGGACACTGTACCAGTCCTGTGTGTCTGTTATCTTGGTCTCGACAGCGTCCGATCCGAGAGTCCCGAACTCGACAGCCTGCTCTACTGCTCTTGGCTCGATTGAGATTGATCCATCTCCACTGATCCGGATCCTCCATCCGATCGATTCAACGATCGCCTGTGCGATCGACAGGTTCGTGTCAGAGTCCTCTGCTACGATTGCCTCCATCATTTTCGGCCCGTCATCCACAAAACTGACCGGCGCAGCTCCGACCGAGAGCAGCTGTGCTGCCACTCTCGCTCCTTCTGCTCCTGCCGGTACGTAGAACCCCGGCTGCGGTAAGACGTCTTTTGCAGGCTTCAGAACCGAATAGCACGTGACCGGGTAGTCTGTACGGTTCCCGTCCACGTCCCTTGATGGCGTCGATGTAAGTCCGGTGAATATTGGCACGCGCGCTCCGCTTCCGCTCTGTCTTGCCTTCAGGTATATTCTGATCCAGCATTCCTGCAGATTCTCTTTCATCTGCAGGCTTGCGGACTCCTGCAGGTCCCCGTCTGACCTGCTGACGGACCCGGAAACCAAATCAAGAGGCCCTGCATCCATCCAGGATACAGGGTCCACTTTTCTCAACTCATATGAGGCAGAAAAACCTTTATTCCAGTCCATCACGCCTCCTTACTCTCCGATCGGGTGCGCCTCTGCCCACTCTTCCAGTGTTACTCCGTCCGGTTCTTCCGGATCGATCGCCTGGACCGCGAGCGAGTAGCTCACCCTTTTCGACTTATAATCCATAGTCTCTCTGACCTGTATATCCGCTGTCAGCGATGATCCATCCGGCGTGCGGATGTGTGCGATTCCCGCGTATCCTGCAAGATCCCGCATGGCGATCTGCTGATCCAGATCTCTCCCTCGCAGAAGCACCGTCCTTGCAGACAGGTCTCTTGTTACTGCCGGATTCCAATCGCCCTGTACGGATCCTCCAAGATATACCGTCCTCTGGAAGTCCTTCCTCCAGGAGTTGGACAGCTCGATGTTATAAGGCAGCACGATCTGCTGTCCATCCACATCGATGACCATCCGCTTGTCCGGCAGAATGTCTCCATAGTCTTCGTCCGTGTCGAGCCAGGCAAATCCTGTATCCGTGGAGCTGTCTCCATATTCATTCTTAGCTACGATCCTGTGACCGCACATCTGGCCAAAGCCGGGATACGGATCTACGTATGTACTTCCATACTGCCCGTCCTTGACGATCAGCTCCGGCTCATCCGCACTCAGCCTGTATATATCGCAGCTGTATCCCTCCCGCGCCCCCGCAGGAGCGATCGGAGTGATCATTGCGATCCGCTGATACTTATCTATCTGGATTGTTACATCCGGAAGCCCTGTTTTGAATGTCCAGGCGACTTTGAACGGATATCTAAATGAGTCTGACTGTCCGTATACGTCTACGACCTTACCTTCTATGTAATACAGGGCACCGTCATCCAGGCTTCCGACCAGGTCCTCCAGCCCTATCGAGATCTCACCTTCTCCTAAAATGGTCTTAGATGCGATCACTTCTCCGGAGTACCCGTCATCTGTCTTGCCGTCCGGTCTCTCCATATGACAGTCTTCTGCACGGACGATCGATACAGTAGTCGTTCCTGCACTTCCCGCGCCGGTGACCGTCGCCGTAATCGGCAGCTTCTGTATATGCGGTTCTTTGCTGAAGATGTACTGCGTTTTTGTCCGTTTGACGGTCGTCTGGTTTCCAGCGGTCGTTGTTTCAACCGTCGTTACCAGCCCCGGAAGATAATACCCGTATCGCTCCGATGTCATGCCTTCGACGTTGACTCGTTCTTCCGTATGTGACGACCTGCTGGCGACATACTCGCCATCCTCATACATATCTTCGTACGTCTCGCGGACATAATCATAACGACCACCGAAAGATATGCTTGAAATCTGCAGATCGATCTTGCACGGGTCTGTTACGTATACGGTCGCAGGTTCTGACCAGTCGCTCTGGATCCCTGACTCTGCAGTCACCCGGACCGCGAGATAGTACATGGATCCTGCCGTCCAGTCCTGTGCGATCTCTGCGCTCTGGCCTGCGTCGGCACGGGCAATCACGTCTCCGTATACCGGATTTCCCGCCTGGTCGAATGTGACCAGACAGATCTCTGCATACTGCTGCGCGATCCCGTCCGATGAACTAAACGCCCACCGTGCCGTGATCACTTCGCCTTCATTGACCACGTTCTTGCTCAGCGTGATCGCAGGCTTGTCCGGTACGCTTGCCAGATCGTATGTCAGCATGTCTGACCACGGTCCGAGCACATCGTCATCTCCTGACGCATCTACCAGCCTTACCCGGAAGTACCACCGCTTTCCGACCTCAAGGTCTGCGACTATCCAGGACTTCGCCAGCTTGTTTTCTACCGTGTATGATGACGGTTCTTTTGTCGACTCCCATGCGTTCCTGCTGTCGGCCCAGGTGATCTCCGCCTCTGTGGCGTCCGCCCAGGACCACTCCCAGCTGATCCGCACGGTGCCGTCTTCTGGCCCTTCTGTGACCGTCACGCCTGCCGGAGGTACAGATGCGATATTTGAATCGACCACGATCCCTGAACGCATCCTGGTCGCATATATGGTTGTCCCGTCGTAGGATCCAACGAATGCATACGCGCCGAAGCACGTAGTGTGTGCTCCTACCATGTCCGGGATCGTCACCTGCGCCGTGGTCGTTCCTCTCGGCAGGATCGCCACGATCCTGTCGTTGGACGGGTCCTCCTCAGATCTGTAGAAGATCGCTGTGCAGGCTACGTCACACTGAGTTTCTTCAGTGATCGTAATATTGGCCACCCCTGTCGAGGTATCCGCAGCGCTGACTATAGTCGGAGCCTTCAGCTGCCCGACCTGCGCCGGCCTTTCATTCGAGTAGGATTCCAGTGAGTCGTGTTCAGCAACAACACGGACCCACATGCACTCATCCTCTGATATGACGTCCGATACATTCACGACTGCCCGGTCTGCCACAGCGCGAAGGTTGACCTCGATCGCATCCTTCCAGCCGGAGCTCGGCGCGCTGAGCGCCGTATCCGTCGGCGTGCCGATCGTGTACTGGACAGTGATCAGATCGACCGGATGAAGCAGCTCGTACCAAAGGCGCCATGCTGCCATGATCCTCGATGAGGATCCGTATGTATCAGCTGATGCGTCGTCCAGAATCGGGCTATAGGGTGCGCCGTATGCGTGGTTGATCTCACTCCACGCTGACCATCCCGCAGGCCCGTAGGACCTCGCGCGGTACCATCTTACAAGGTTCCCTGTTGTGAGCTGTGCTGTGTCCTCTGTGATCGTTTCTGCGCCGGATGCTTCCTGATAGGACACGGCTCCCCAGTCTGCCGGGGCTGAATTTCCGAGTACTACGCACTTCTGAACCTCAGTCCGGATAAAGACCTCCGCGCTGGTCTGGTCATTCGTGCACGACCACTTGAAGGTACCTAAATTAACCCCGCCGTTGTCGTATTCAACGACAGGCGCTGCCGGAACAGCTGCCTGCCATGCCCCGAAGACCCATGCGGACCATGTGGTCTTCTTCTTGCTTGTGTTTTTCTTTTTCCCCTGAACCTTAAAGTCTATCCTGTAAATCGAATGATTCGTGTCAGTGATCGTGAAGGATGTGGCATCAGTGCCAATCCCGGAGTTGACCCAGGCGCCATAGTTGATAGAGTACTCCATCTTCTGGCCGCCCTTGTAATCGGATCCGCCCTGTTTCCAGCTCAAGGTATATGTCCATCCGGAACGCGACACAGCGAGTCCGGACGGCCTTGTTGTTTTAGCTGCCATCTCTTAGCTCCTTAACCTCTGCGTAAGTTCTGCCGCGAACTCATCCGCGAACGCCTTCGGATCCTTTACGTCGTTGAACGTGTTGTAGTTGATGACCTGCACGCCGCTCGGATTTGCTCCGATCATCCTTGCGATCGGTGAGGTGTCCACATTCACGACCGGTGACGGTGCGACCGTCGACTGCTGATCCATTGCGTCCGCCATGGCTGCGTATCTTGCAGCGCTGTAGGTTGACCTTGCCATGGATGCTGCCGCCTGCTGCGCCGGTGCGGTGTTCTCTGTGATACCGGCAGCGACTGCCAGCGGGATGTTCTTACCGAGCTCATCCTTGAAGATACCGGTCGGGGAGTGCTGACCGATGGCAGCCTTGGCCTGTCTGTATGCTTCCACGGCCATGTTTATGGCTGCGTTTATCGCCTGGCTCTGTCCTGCCCTGATACCGGCAGCCAATGCCGCAGCCATGTTCGATCCTACATCTCGGAATGCACCGGAACGAGCATCCGCCCCCGACTTGGCCGCCGTAGCGATCTGTCTGCCAGCCCCATCTGCCAGTGTTTTCGACCCTCTCATACCGGCTGCATACTGCGCTCCGGCTGATGATCCGGCGGTCTGGAACTCGGACTTCTTGCCGTCTGCAGCGGTTGCAGCGGCTCCTGCTGTGTCTTCTGCTGCAGTCTCGACAGAACTAGTATTATCCGACAAGCCTGTGCTGATCTCTTCTGCTGCCGCTGTACCGGCCTCATTACCGGCGCTTGACAATGCGTCTGTCAGCTGACCGATTGCCGCCTCGTACTCCTCAGCGGATCCTTCCATGCCCTTGGACAGGCCTTCCGGGATCTCCACGCCGGACTGTTCTGCGATCTCATACAGCCCCTGGAATGTTCCCTGCATCGATCTTGTCAGGAGGTTTACTGCATCCGTCGCAGTGACTTCTCCATTCTGGAGCCCCTCTGCCAGTCCATCCGGGATCTGAATTCCGGCTTCCTGCGCTGCCGTGATGGCCGCGTCCAGTTCCGGAGTCATCTCCTGGACTGATTCGCGCAGCCCGCTCCACTCGATCTTCGTGGATCCGAGCTGATTGGTCGCCAGCTGATACGCTGTCAGGTTTCCTGCGCAGTACTTGGCGATCTGATCAGACAGGTTCAGGCCTTCCGCCCACTGCTGCCCCATCTCTGCGAACAGCTCCGGAGCATTGTCCTGGCTCATGGTAACGAACATGTGGTGCCATGTGTTCGCCGCTTCGGTGCCCATTGACTGCAGCGTGTTGATCAGATCCGGGCCGAGTTCATCACCGTACTCAGCGATGACCGCAGCCATCTCTTCTTTGTACTGCGTAATGCCTTCCGTCTGGCTGTGCAGGTTCTCGATCATCTGCTCGACCGTGATATCTTCTCCGCCGTTGAACGCATCCCACAGGCTCAGACGCTGGTCGAGTGTGTTTTTTATCGAGTTGTAATTTTCTTCATACGCCTGCCTGGTAGTCTCCAGTGCGGCTCGCTCGGCCTCCGCTGCCACCTTAACCTTCTCGTTGACAAGCTCCATCGTCTTGTCGCCGACATCACTAAGCAGGCCTTTTACTTCATCTGCGTGTTCTTTCGCAAATCCTGCTGCGCCCTGTATCGCCTGGCCAAGCAGGTCCGTCACAGCTGCCTCTTTCTCCAGGGCTGCTGTGTTTTCTTCTGTGGCTTTCGCCGTCTCTGCCTTCGTCTGTGCAGAGAGCTTATTCAGGTTGATATAGTCGCCGTTGAGCTCGATCCCTTTCTGCAGGACCTTGTTTTCATCCTGCTGGGACTTGGACGACTTCTTCGCAGCATTATTGTTCTCTGACAGCGATCCTGTCAGCTTTTTATATGCGTTTTCGGTCTGACCGACGATCTTCGCCGCATCGGATTCAGCTTTCCCTGCTTTCTGAGCCGCATCAGCTGCGTCAGACTGAGCCTTGATCAGAAGGTATATAGCCTCCTTCGTCGTGCCCATCGATCTGGCAGCTGCATCCGCCTGCTGCGGATTCAGAAGCATGAATTCATCGACAGACATTGAGCCAAGCGTATTAGTCAGCTCCTCTGTTGCCGAATTGAACGCACTCTGCGCTCTCTCTGCCTCCAGCGCTGCTTCCGCCTGTGCTCTGTAAGCACTCTCGAGCGTCTCTGTGTACGCCTGCAGCTTGATCTGCTGCTCAGCAGCCTTCATGTTCTCCTGCAGGGCTTCTGTGGTGAGTTTGATGCTTCCGGTTTCTTCATCGTAAGCATCTCGCAAGCCAGGGATGACATCGCCCAGCTTCTGGACCGCTATCTGTAACTTGTACTTCTCGAACGAAGAAAGTTCTTCTCCCTTTGTCGCCTTCTCCAGAACAGATCTATACGCCTCGATGTCAGCGATATTCGTGTCCGCCTTCAGCTCAATGTTTCCGATGTTGTCGATACGCTGCTTCGTATCTTCAATGTCGCTGTTGAGCTGCTGCAGATAATTCTGGAGATCTGTATTCGGCGGAGGCGTGAACGCGCCTGTCATCGCCTTCAGCAGAGCTGTTGCTCCATCCGCAAGCGCTCCCAGCAGCGGAGCGATCTCTGCTCCAGCTGCATTCTTAAATGCGGATAACTGTGACTCAAGGCGCTGCAGCGAGTCGTCGACCTTCCCGAGAGAATCGAGAGTGTCACCGCTCAGCACAGCTCCGGCTTCATGCGCTTCGTCCGCGAAGTTTCTGAATCCTTCTGATCCCACATTGATCAGCGGGTTAAGATCTCTGGCGCTCTTGCCGAAGATCTGCATAGCGATCGCGTCGGCCTCGGTCTCGTTCTGGACCTTTCCGAGTGCATCGATGCAGTCCCAGAAGACTTCCTCTGAACTTCTGAGGTTCCCGTTTGCGTCCGTTACAGATACGCCCAGCTTCTCATATGCCTCTGCGTACGCCTTGGATCCGGACTGTGCTGAGGACATCGATTTAACATTTCTGGCCAGCGCCTTCTCGACATCTTCCAGATCTGTGTCGATCAGATCAGCTGCATAAGCATATTCCTGCAGGGTGTCTGTAGACAGCCCAGTGACCGTCGAAGCTGCCAGTATCTCATCTGCATAAGCAGCTGCAGCTCTCCCGGCCTCCACAAGTGCCCTGACCGCATCCATGGCAGAATCTGCAAGTTTTCGCGCCGCATCGGCAGCAATGTTACCAAGAGCGATCTTTGCTACATCCCCAAGCCCCTGGGATTCATCTGCTGCCTGTTTTGTGCGTCTGCCATACTCATCGATCGAGTCAGCGCACTGGTCCGCTGACCTTTCTGCCTCACTCAGATACCTGGAGTTATCGTCCAGTTCATGGTTGAGTTTTGCAACCGCTGTCTCAGCTTTGGTCTGTTCGACCCTGTACTTCGCGATCTCACTGGTCGCCTTGGCCTGGTTCTGTTCTCCAAGCTGAACCTTACGTGCCAGTGCCTCTACGGCCCTCTCCTGCTTTGCGTAGGCATCTGTTCCCTTATCCATCTTGGACAGGGCAGACTGCGCCTCTTTCAGCTGGTCTCTATATTCCTCTGTACTGTCCGCTATTCTCTTTTGCTGTTGTTCAAGGGATTTGATCCGGCTGTCATAGATCTGAACCTTCCGCTCTGCAGCTTCCAGAGTCCTGGTCAGGTTCTCATGCTTCGCCCGGAGCGCTTCGATACTGTTCGCCTGCCCCCGAAACTCTTCTGTGACCTTCTTGGACTCGGCGTCCAGCTGCTTCAGATCTGCGTTGACACCGGCTATGTCTTTTCTGAACTGAGCGCCGCCATCGAGGCGGATACTGGCTTTGAGTTCATTGCTGTTAACCGGCATGATTTGCGCTCCTATGTACACTAAGGCAGCATTGACAACGGCATATAGTCGTCTTCTGCCTTCTTCATTCCGTTGATAGTCATGTACGCATCGTTCAGCAAGCTGAACTTACGCAAAGTAAGATTCCACGCCGCGTCCTCAGTCATCTGGAACCGCGTCATGGCTATAATCAGAAATTTAGGTATTTCGATGATCCCGGAGTTCTCGTCTTCGCGCTCCGGTTCATCCCTGTCGTCCGGGATCGGCATCGACTCGACAAGCGCCAGATCGATCGCCGCACG